CGCAAACTAGTTTGCATGTGTTTTCTATGTAGGTTGCACACCTATTGATTATTGAATTAAGATAAATGGCGGAGTGGGAGAGGTTCGAACTCTCGCACGCTTGCGCGTCTAACGATTTAGCAAACCGAAAATAGAAATGAACAAAAGTGCCATTAATCCTTTATTTTACTGGATAATATCGGTTTTATCATTTGCTGTAAATCACTATTTTTATAGCAAAATCTATAGTCACTGCACACCTATTGCACACTTACTACTTTCTTTTCCGTTTACTTTTCTTAATAGGATTATTTTCTTTTACTGCCGTCTCACCACTATTGACAAGATTGATCGTTTTTCCAGTTTCGTACCAAGCAAGGCCTCCGAGGAAAACTCGTATTGCTGCAACTAGATAAGGAATACCAACAACACCATCCTTATTAGGCGTTATTAGTATTTGCACTAAGTCATTATTTGTTATAGCATCAAAAGTATATCCAAATATTGTATAATTATAACTAAAATAAAAAATTATAAACATAGAAAAATATAGAACTACATCTCCGCACCACCATTTTATTATAGTTTCATATTTAAGCAATATACTTTTACCGTCTGCTGTTTTATAATGCCAATGAATCCATAGCAATATTCCCAAAGGACCTAGTGCTATAATACAAAAACCTAATAGTTTTATCAGGTCTTCCCCTATCCCTAAATATTTAGAAAGAACCGATGGTAATATGCTTAGCAATACTACTATCATATAATAGTATAAGAATAACACTGCGAATAACTTACTCAGCGGTTTTAAAAACCAACATATTGTTTTTATAAAGGACCTTTCTTTTATGTACACATAACTATCGACCAACCACATCTTCAACACCCCCACAAAATAAGTATCCCACCACGATTCGTATCACCATTTTATCAAAAAGGCTAGGATCTCTATCGTTTATTATATTACATTTTTTTATTTCTTCAACATTATAATCAACACCAACGTCAATATACTTACCATCATTTGTGATTTTCTTGGCAACGGAATAACCCACTTCTTTCGGACTCCAATCCTGTATATCTTTTGGCACATAGCTAACAGTATGCAGGATTTTTTATACAAATAAACGGAACTAAATCCAATTGGAAATAGTCCCGTTTGCTAAATTTATTTACTCTTAAATGACTTCAAAACTGATAATTTTTTCAAAAGCCACATATTCTGTACTCGCCTGTGTGCCAATCTTTTTACCAAGGCCGTAAGCATTTGTATCTGTACTGGCATGGCCGTTGTACCATTTCACGAATGCCGATATTTCATCTGATGAAAGTCGGTAATCATGATCACTTGAATCAATTAATGTAACACGCAAAAGCTTTTTATCGTCAGTTATATCGTACGGTAAAATATCACCTGTTTCATCAATATCAATTGCATCAAACGTCAAGTATTCACCATCTTCCATGTTGGTTATTGTAACTGAATGTAGACCTAACGCTAATCCAGTTTTTTCAAAAACTAATACCTGATAAGATACAGACGTTGCATAATCAGAATAATTGTAAGATGCCCCATCAATATTAACAACTATATTTGTACTATCTGCATAGTTGTATGCACCAATAATCCGTAAATTTTGACCATAAAATTTAAAAGAAATACTAGCATCTTTTTTCGTTGTGGAATGCACCGTACCCTTGTATGTTCCTGTTACATTTGCTGGATTATTATTATTCCAGGCTCCTCCATATACAAATTTAGCATTCGTATCATCTATTCTCTGCCACCCTGTTTCTGGTGTCGTTAGTATATCTCCTACTGTTGCCATTTTACATTCCTCCAAATATTTTTATTTACCTACTGGTATTACCTTAAAGCTAATAATTTTTTCAAATATCAAATACTCTGTACTGCTATCAATTACATCATCAAATTTATAGCAGTTATCGCCAGTCCGTCCAGTGCTGTTAATCCATTTAATAAAATTATCGACTTCAATTTGTGTCACTTTGTATTCTCGCTCACTAGAATCATTCATTGTAATTTGTAATAAAGAATCACTGCTAGCAACTGGAGTAGCTGAAGCCTCATTTGACGTATTGCTTTCTCCAGCAGAATTCACCACAGTCACAACATAATAATAGGTAGTACCATTAGTTACACTAGTATCCACGTAACTAGCATCGGTTACATTATTAGCAATTGTTGTATATGTTCCACCTGCGGTAGTAGATCGTTTTACATTGTAACTAGTAGCAGCAGAAACGGCCGTCCAAGTAAGGCTAACTTTTGAATCGCCTGCAGTAGCAACTAAATTAGTTGGCGCATCGATTGGTGCATAAGGTTTAAGTTCGCCTGCTGCATCAATATCAATAGCATCAAAATCAAAGCGGATTCCATCGCCTGAATATATTTCCACAAAATGTTCTTTATTAACTAAACCTGTTTTTTCAAATGCCAAAATTTGTCTAATCACTGTATCATTATACAAATTTGCCGTTCCTGCCAATTCACCATCTATTTTATAACTAACCGTTTTTGAATGTTGCAAATATTTAGACTGAATAAATCGTATTGATGTTCCAGTAAAATTAAACCTTACTGAGCTAGCATTTATTGCAGCCACAGAAGTACCTTCCGTTATATATGTGATAGTAGTGTTATATTGACCAGCAATCTCTTGTGTTCCCCATCCGGTCCCTATATACGTAATATTAGCATTTCTATCATCATACCTTGTCCATCCAGTTTCTGGTGCTGTTAATTGTTCTCCTACTGTTGCCATTTTTCATTCCTCCAAATAATTTATATATATTCTTTAAACTAATATTTTCATGAGGTCAATATAATTAAGAAACTCTACCTTCATTTTGTTTTTTCCTGTATATTGACTTCAACTTATATTTTTAAAACTCGTCGAACACTATTTATAAACAAAATGCTGTCCAGCGTTGTTTATAAGGTAATCCATAAGCATGCATTCTTATCTTTACCAAAAATAGTATTCATTTCTATGTTTAATATCGAACACATGTTCTATTATAACACCTTTATAGAAATAAAAAAAGCGGTAGACACTACATTTTTATAGTATCTACCGCTTAAATTTAATAAATATTTTATTTTGCTACAGCATACCCAAAAGATAATGCCGCTATAGCTTCCCAGATATTCTTTTGTGTTTTTAGCTTACTCTGCAGCTTTTCCTGCTCCTGCTCGTATTTCTTGAAGGATTGATTCGCATTCTGCAATTCTTGATTGGCTATCTGCAAGGATTGCTGCGCTGCTGTTGTTTGAACTTTGAGCGTCGCTAACTGCGTTTGCAATGTTTGTATTTGATTCTGCGATTCGGCCAGTTGTTGCTTGAGCATCTCGGTTTGACTGGTCAAGATGGTCGACTGTTCGCTCGCTGTCGTCAAGTCCTGATTGGACTGATTTAATAGCGTCTTCAGCTTTTCGTTGTTGCTCTGCAACTGTGTCAAGTTGTTCTGTAACGTCGTTAGTTGTTGCTCTGTTATTTGGTACGTCTCGGAACAAAAACCAACCGAAGGCGATAAGAATAATGGCAGCAAGAATATAGCCACCGACACGCATATAAGTTTTAGTTTGTTCATTCAATTTTCCCACCCCTATTTTTTATTTTTAAAGCTGTGCTAACGCTTCCTGGCATTCATTTTCAAAACGTTGATATAAACCATATCGGCACGATGAAACTGTCCATTCTTCGGTATGACATACATTCATGTAAATGGCTTCAATCATTTTTGCATCATAGGCTGGATCATCCACATAGGAAAGATTCGGATACCCTAATGATTTCGCGGCATCAATGAACATTTCAACAATCTGCCCGTTTCCATATTGGACCGAGCGGCTCCAAACCACATCAGCCATGATTGGATTATGTTTGTCGACGTCAAACATGTTTTCTCGCAGTGCTTCCACTGCAGGGAAATAGTACGCATATTCAATATAGTCGTGTTGCTGTTTTAAAAATGTTTCACTATCGATCATAGCAATTTGGCGCCATTTATCATCAAATTCATCTGATACAAGTTCATATTCAGCAAGCGCATTACCATATTGCCGCGTTACATCATCATCGGAATTACACATCCAATTTAGAAAAGATTGCAGGCTTCCTGCATTACTCGATAACTGATACGCCCCATAAGATTTACCACCTGGATCTTGGTACCCGCTCGATACGCTTCCTGGATCTCCCGAACTTTCATACTTTGCACTTAAATCACCTAACATTTTTCATTGCCCCTTTTCATTTTTTTTAAATTGATAAATCTTCAGGATAGGCGTATTTGTCGCCATCCTTGTAATCGATATGCAACACTTTCCCATCAAAACTCACAAATCCATCGAGGGAATTCTGCAAGCTTTCATTTGGACAACTGCTTTCTTGAAAGATTGCCCGAATTGTATTTCGCTCAGTTTCCATTAATGGTTTACCACCTTTAATTACTTTAATTACCATTTTTATCAAATCCTCTCTTTTCTGCCTTCCCCCCCATATATCCGACAAGACCGGATGCAATGGACATCGCCAACTCATTCATTCCAAAAAAAATCGCCGTCATCAAAGCTGCAACCAGCCCGATTCCGACGATTTTTTCTGTATTCAGTTTTTCATCCAAACCACATCAGCCCCTTTAATTATGGATAGCACCATATATTGCAATAGCTGTTGTAATCACCCATACAATTATATTTTTAGTACTTGTTTGATTTTTCTCTCGTTCTTCTAACATCGTTTCGACTCGCGCTAAACGATCCGACAGATTATCAATTTTATCAAACAGCCTTTTAATTACGTCATCTGACACATTTTCACCGCCTTAAACTGGAATAGTTGACCACGTTGGATTATCTAAATCAGTACAACCTTTGTCGGGCATATCGCGAAGTGCTTGCCTGTATGTTTGCCATTCTTTTTTCTTTTCATCGGTCAAAGGACTATCTGCAAACTGTGTCCAATCCGAAGCGGCTAATAATTCATCACGTTTTGAACGAACAACAGATAATTTTTGTTGCTTAATTTCTGCCTCTGTTTGTGTTACTACATTAACTTTAATTTCTCCATCGACCACGCTTAAATCAGACGGATTCAGCCAAGACTCATTTTCAAGAATGACTGCGTCTTTATCATCAGCTGTAATGAGTGTCTCAAGACGTTCTTTATCGTCACACAATGATTCACATTTTCCATTTTTAAATAAATAAAACATATATATCATCCCTTCATTAGTACGTTAATCCGTAAATTTCTTTAATCATTGAATTTTGATCTTGTGTTCTCCAAAGTGTAGGTGTAGATAATAGATGAGTCGATGTTCCTAAATTTACACTCGACCAAATATTCCAGTATGGATTATCCCCTGCTTTATGAAGAGAAAATCTATAAGTATTTCCAAAGGCATAATCAAGTTCCCATTTTTCCCAAAGTGTTTGTCCAAAAAAATCCAGATTATCATTTGCCCAACAGATTAGGATTTTATCAAAATTTTGATACGATTGTACAAGATGCAAATCCCCGGCTCCTTGTCCTTGAAGTCCTGCTCCTGTATTTGTATTGACTTCTGACCCTTGGCTCTTATCGAGTAGAGGGGTAAGCACTGGTGTATTTCTGCCGCCGATCCTATTTTTCAATGCATCAGCACTATAACCATTTACATTGCCTGCACCATTGGCATAATTAACGTTGAAATTCGATGGATTATATACATACGAATTGCCAGAGTCACCGTCTTTATTCCCCCATAACCAAGTTGGTTGCCCCCCTTGACCTGCCCAATGAAAACGCATCGGACCACCATCGTTTTGCACTCTTTCCGCGTAGGTAGCTGTACCATTTAGACCGCCATTAAAACCGCCGTCGGCTTGAACAACACCTTTAGTATATACATTTTTATTATTGTAAGCACGAATCCAAGTAGCGTCAGACATATGCCAGCCGCCACCCCATTTTTCGTTATACCAACCAGTATCGCCACTAGTTCTAAACCAATCAGGTGTATGAAATGTACTGCCAGTTATACTACCCTTTGCGGTAATCTCACCTGTTCTATGGTTAATACCTACCGTAAACCCATTTCCGGTACAACCATCATAAAACCCTGTTGAATACCAACTTGATATCTTTAAGTTAGCAACTTGCTGTTCTACTGGACTTCCTACATCGCCGCCACCCCAACTAATCCCAGTAGAACCCGAAGATAACAGTAAAAAGCTATCACTAAAGATTGCTCCAGCAGCCTGTCTGTAATTGCCGGACGAGTCCCAATATGCTTTATTTACCCCATTAAGATATATGCCTAGACCGTAAATTGGCGTACTATCACTACGAATAGCACCTAACGAATATGTGTCATTGTACCAGTGAAAATTGAGTAATTTTACAGGGTTATTACCAGCGTTATACGCTGGGGCTGTAATATCAATTTGATTTTGTTCTGTTGCCTTTGCTAACGTAACGGTACCTGTATTGGATATATTTGTTGCTGTTGTCGCATTTCCTGTCAAATCACCTTTTACACCGCCATCCGCGATAAGCTGTCCTGTCATTATGTCGCCGGATTTTTTTACATAAGATTCTTTTACAGTTGTAATTGCGGCATCTATCTTCTCCATATTGCCATTTGGAACATCAACGTCATAAAATTCTTCCTGTAATGGTTTTTCTAATTTTAAATTTTTTGTTTGGTTAGACATTTGACATCACCTCGTTTCTTAATGCACTATGTGTAAAATTCTTAAGCATTGAATGGGGATATTTTTTTAGGGTTAAGTGCTGATTATACAGTAAATCAACAAATAACGTCATATTCATTGGTACAATTCTTTCTAACATTTCTTGCACTGATTCAAGATTTTTTTTGGCGATCAACTCAACGCGAACCTCAAGGCTAAACAGATTATTCACCAAATTTATGCGGTATCCATTCGCACCACATAAATTTGCTAATTTTTGTTTTAGATCAGGTACTGTGTAAGGTAACATTTCGTTATATCGCATCAATAATCTAAATTTGCGCTCATCTAACGTATCTGACGCTTTGGGTGTAATCTTAAGCATTATCTCACGTCTGGAAACACCGTTTTTTGTTGAATCTAAAATAAACTGATCGTTTAAGCAATCATCTAAAGCAAGCCAAATAATTTTAAACATTTCATTTTCTCTGGCAGCAATTTCATGAAATTCTTTTGCTTCTTTTACTACAGACGGATAGTATCTTGAAACATCTACATCACGCATGTATACTCCCCCTAACTGGAATTGAATCAGCAGGAATCGTAAAATTAGCGGCTGTGTCATTTATGGTTGTTCCCTCTACGTCAAGAATTCCCGTAACATCTAATATTCTTGTTTCAAGTTGACTGATTCTGACAATCAAGTTTTCATTATCTGCCCAATTTTTAGCTAATTCTTTGAAATAATCATCAATTGCAACTTCAATATTTGTTTTACACTCTTCGAATGACCACCCGTTTTGGTATGTTAATTTAGCTGAAATATTTATTGTTTCTGCACCAACGCCAAAAACAGTCACAACATGATCAATCGGTGCAATTCCAAGCCCATCACCGGCGTTTACGGTTGGATCAATTAAGGTCTGAACCTTATTAACCATTTCTATAGATGGTGTTTTATATTCTGAATTAATAATCACCAGCTTTACCGTTCCGCCACCTTTCCAGGCACGATAAGGCTTCACGCCACCGACTCCATTAATTTTATTTACTTTTTCAATGTAATCAGCTCGATTGCCGCCAAACGCAATATTTTCAAAACTTGCCAGATATCTTTTTCGAAAAGCCTCTGTAGTTTCTTCATCTTCGCCCGGAATTGTCACATCGCTGAGTGCTGCTGTTTGCAGTCCTGCAATATAATCAATCGATATCATATTTCCGGTGGGTTTATTTCCAATCGTACCGGCCGTTTCACATTGCAATAAAAAAACACCGCTACTGATTTTTTCAGTAACCGCGTAATTTACATCGTCATAGGAAAAGCGAGATCCAATCGGTATTTCGAGTGCTGCAGGTGTAAAAATCCCCTTCACCTGCGCATACGTGGCAAGCTCCGGACTAAGGCCTCTTTCTTTTGCGCGTTTTATTAAATATGGCCGTTCCGCTGTATCGCCATAGCTATTTTTTATGTAATAATCGCACATTGCATAAAGAAGCATAAATTCAATCGCCGCTGGCATAGCGCTGTCATAAACAACGCTGCCTTCACGCTTATCAATATCATTTGCTACATTTGACATCATTCGTTTAAGAATAACATCCTCTGTTTGATTTTCATACATTATCCAATCTTCACCACCTTGTCTACCTCAATCACTCCGGCAACAGTCACAGCCTTAAACTTTGCCAAGACATTTCCTTTATTATCATGTGATAAATCAAACTCCGTTACATCATTAATACGATCATCCTGCACCAGCGCTTCACGGATCCGACGCGGCAATTCCGAAAACACCCAGGGAATTGGCTTTCCAAAGAGTTCTTCTAATTCAACCCCATAATTCCAACTATAAATAACATATTTATAGCGTTCGGTATTGAGGATTTTATAGATGGCCTGCTCAATCGCTGCTAGATCATCCGTCATCCCGACTATTTTTTCATCTTCGATTAGCATTTTATACGTTTTATTTGGCTGACTAACAATTGTCGCCGTTGTTGTTATCTCTATACCAGTATCCGGCAATAATCCCATGTAATCACCCCCACTGTCCGGACAAATTCGAATGGTTAAATGTACGGCTTAAAATACAATATTCCTGCCCTCCGGCCTGCCTCAACAAAATAACCGATTCCCCAACATGCAAACTATTAAAAACTCGTATCCGCTTACGACCAGTGTAATCATGATTATGTGATTCGTATGCTGGATAACCAGATCCGCCACCGCGATTTTCAGTAACATGATTTACTTCAATATCCACGTCATAGTCTCGAACGGCATCAGTCAATATAAGAAATTCTTCTGTAATGATGTCCCGCTGTTCAATACGTACAGACAAAGGATTTTCTGATTCAACCACACCGACAATATAATCTGTGAGTTTCCCGGCATCCATGGTCTGTTTCATTAAAGTTTGCATCGTTTGCACCAATTGAGCACTCATCCTGTAATCACATCCCCTCGCAAGGTTAAATCCATGACATGCTGATTGTTAGTGAATTTATGCTTAACGGATTCCACGATAACCTGTTTTGTCAGCTGCATATCACCTAAATTCAAATTCACATAAAGCATGGTACCAGCCCGAACCCGAACATCACCTGCAGCATTTTGAATAGATAACGTTCTTCTAACACGATCGTGCATTTTTAACTTTGCATCTGCCATTTCTTTAAAATTCAACGCCTTCTTTGCATTTACAGCTTCCGTAAGCTGCAGCACTCCCCATTTTTTAATGGCTTCACTGTCATAAGGCTTCCATACATCGCGCTTTCCTGTTTCCTTATTATCATAATAAAGTTTGACGCGACTATACGTATCTTTATCGATCGAAGACTCATAAGAAAAGTTCTCGGCGGTTTCAGCATCAATCAGAATATCCAGCTTTAGTTTTTCAATATCTGCAAGTGTAAGCTTGCCAAAGTCATCATATAAAACGTATATTTTTTGTATATTTTCCATCGTCATATCAAGCATTGTCTGCATAATATCAAACAGTGCTTCATTACTGCCGCGATATTTTGGAATGATATACTCGGTATCGGCTATATTACCAACCTTCAGCTGAAAATCTTCGGAAATCTGACGAATTGCATCACTGGCTTTCGTTTCGACAAAAGAATAGATATCCTTATTTTTCAGGTACCTCAATTGATCATAAGCTGTAACTGAAATGGAATTATCTTTATTTCGCTTTTTAATAAACACATACCCGTAAAATAAATTTGTGCCGCCGTAATTCATCTGTACCGTGTTGCCCTCATTAAAAGTGAGAATAGTATCCTTTAGCACCTTAAAAGTAAGCTTTCCTGGTGTTCCTTTACGATTTAATTCCCATATAACATCATCTTGAACGGCTGGCCAATAGTATTTATCTGTTTCGCGATTATGAATAATAATTTGCATATCAGCCAAGGTGCAACACCGTACCTTCCATACTACCAATTGGATTACTCATTCCATTGCTGGACAATACCGTTCTCCAGTCTAAAGATCCACCAGAAACACCTTTGCACACTTCCCACATCGACTGCTCATTACGAATTTTATAGATGGCTGGTGTTTCTCGATCGGTTGCTGGTCTTGTCTCTTTGACTTTAAAATGCTGCTTACCATCGGCATCGGTCGTAACTTCACACTCCTTGGTCGCGTATGGCTTATATTGTTTAAGCTTCAATGGTACCACAAGATCAAAGCCATCGGCAAAATCTTCATTGACCGCATAATCTTCAATTGTCACAAGCATATTGGTGTCCCATAGCATGCGGTATTGAGAATTCATTCTTGAAATAACAAGCCGCATTGGAGTTTGTGTTGTTTTTGCTGATTTAAAATTGTCGAGAAAATAATCTGCTTTTTTAAATGAAAAACTACTTCCCATCAGTTTATTACTCAACGAATCCGCAAAAGATGTATCATAATTGGCAAATGGATACTTTGCATTCGGCAGCCGTGCGTCAAAAGATATTTCCGTAAGCCCTGCCGATTTGATGATATTCACTTCACCTTCGTTAATAAGATCGATTGTCTTATTCTTGTTTTTAACCTTTATAGACATCTTCGCTGGTGGTACCGGCAGCATCGTCATACCTAGAAAAAAATAATAGGCCATATAAAAACCTCAGATTCTTTAAAATTTATATATAAAAAGCACCTACAGCAAACAATTTGTAGGTGCTTTTTCTTTATTGTATTTTATTGTAATAACCAGCATCGGTATATTCCTTGAATGTCTGAAATAAAGCTAGTCCATACATTTCCTCCGATGTATTATGCATAACTGGATGCCATGCATTCGCCTTTGGATTGTCTTTAATTTCTACTTTATTATTATTTTCATCATAAGCTACTTGATTTAAATATTCTATCCACATTTGTTGCTCATTTGGCTTAATGCCTACTCTTATTTTTGATTGATAATGTGACACTTGTGGATCGTTGGGCCAAACAGATAGAACATACCCTGTAAATTCTACATATCCTTTACTTTTGTTTATACTAATCAATTCTGGTGGAGCATTATATGAGTATACACTTTGTTTATCTGTAGAATACCGCCAAGTCCACACATTATTATCTGCTTCAAAAGCGAATGCTCTAGCTGAAAATACCAGCATAAAAATAAAATACATTGCAATCTTATTCAATCTAATAATAATCATCTCCTTGTTTTTTTAGATTATAACACGAATAAGATATTTTATCATGGATGCACCTTATCTGCCCCAGCATTCATCGCATCAAACAGGCTGTCATTCATATATCGCACCATACCGTCGATATCAGTATCACTGCTTACATTATTGTGAATTCCACCCATTTCAATTTTGACTTCCGCTGTTGTATATTTATTAATAACTTCCTGCTCTGCAATATCTCGTAAATATTTGATATCCTCATCGGTAATTTCCATGGCTTCTTTTACTTTTCCGGTATTGTCAGCAGTATCTTTGGTATTTTTACCAATATCCCCGGCACCTTCACCACCAAAACCACTTTGAGCTTGCGGAACGCTTGGAGCACTCGGCAATAATCCACCAAGCCCCCTTGCTCCAATATCATCCCCTTTCATAAAATTTCCACTTGAATAATCCATACTATAGGCTGACAAATCAACACCACCGCTTATTGGTATTTTCGAAGCTAACCCTTTGCCCCAATTTACAAAACCAACCTCCATGCCTGGTATCTTATTGATTAGACCTATAATTTCATTTACAGAGCGCCCAACTAACTCTACAATACCATTCCAAATCACTGCAAACAGATTATAAATAGCAGCAGTCGGATTTTTAAAGGCATTTCCCAGAAACTCCACAAAGGCTAAAAATATATTCCAAACAATTGCAACTGTATTGTAGATCTGTCCTCCCATCCAAAAGAATAGCCCCACTATAATTCCAGTTGCTGAAATACTAGTGCCCGCAAAATGATTAACGGCATAAACCGCCAAATAAAATATACCAATGACTGCTATCACACCAAAAATAATCCATGTAAGTGGACAAGCATATAATGCAGCATTTAATCCGTCTTGTGCAATTGTCAAACCAATTATAGTTGCCGTTTCTGCGGCAGATGCAGCGGCATGAGCAGCAGCCATCGTTGCTGCAAATCCGGCATTTCCAGCTATTGCAAGCAGCACGAATGCTAAACTAACAAAAACAGGCTCCATAATTGATCCATTAGATATAACAATACCAGATAACCAACGAACATTATTAATCAAACCCGCAACTGCCTGCCCAACAACTATAAATGTTTGTCCTGCCATTTCTCCAAACGATCTCATACTTTCACTATTCGCAATTGCAGAAAGTTGATTAAAAACTGGTACAAAGGCTCGAAAAGCAGTCGTCTGCATGTTTTGCCATACTTGCCCCCAAGTCATTGGCATAGCCGCAAATTTAGTATTGATTTCATCCGTTGCTCCTAAAATAGCATTTTTCATAATATCCGCTGTAATTTTTCCGTCGCTAGATAATTGTTTCAATTGCCCTTGTGTTACGCCCATAAAATGTGCCACAATCTGTTCAATCATTGGTGCAGCTTCTGCAATGGACCTAAATTCATCCCCTTGCAGTTTCCCACTGCCAAGTGCCTGCGTAAGCTGCAGCATGGCATCTTTTTGCTGCTCTAATCCGGTCCCGCCAACAGTAAAGA